GGGCGGTATCTTCACCACCGCAGAGCGCAAGGCTTTGAAGAGTGATGAGTTTAATGCAGCAAGAAAACACTTCATAGGAGAAAAGCAATGAGCGATTTAATCGGAGGTATCTACCCCAAGCAGAAGTCTGACCGTGCGCCAGATTATGTGATTGGGAAGCTATCCATCAACGTTAAGCAGTTCAGGGAGTGGATGCAGGCTCATTTAAAGGCCAATCCCAGTGACGAGTGGATCAACCTAGAAATGCTTGTGGGGAAGTCTGGTAAAGCGTATGCCAAGTTAGATACGTGGAAGCCTGACAACGCTCCGGCCAGCAATCAAGAACCTGAAGACTCGATCCCATTCTGATGAACATTGGCGAGAAAATCCGTAAGGCTCAGGATCGTCAGGGGGTCAGTTCAGTCGAGCTGGCCTCTCGCATCGGAGTCAGACCTCAACAGCTCTACCGTTGGAGGTACTCCGAGGACATCCGGGCAAGTCGTTTGATCCAGATATGCAAAGCCCTTGACGTTGATATAAGGGATTTCGCAGACTAAAAAAAAGCCCCCTATGGAGGGGGCCAAACAACGGAGGTGTTGTTTTTCACTTTGGGGAGTGAGCCTCCATTATACAGGAGATTTTTGATGTCTGTTCATAAATTATTAGAGCGGCTTGATAAAGTTCGCCAGGAACGTCGGGGACAATGGGTGGCTTGCTGCCCTGCACACGTAGACAAATCACCCTCTCTCGCTATTGGTGAGGCCGATGATGGTAGGGTCTTAGTACATTGCCATTCTGGCTGTTCTGCTCTTGATATTATTTCTGCTGTCGGCCTTCAGTGGGCTGACCTATTCCCAGAGACCGATAGGAACCACCGAAGCCTGATGGAGCATATGCGTCGCAAGCCAACGGTGGACGATTATGTAGTCTCGTTTGCGGAGTATGAGAAAAAGCAGAAGCGCGAGTTTACCTCGGAGGATAAAAAGCGGTACCTGGAAGCCCTGAAGCGTGGTGGTAGGAATAACGGGTTCACAACAGAGGTCATCGCAGAAATTCTTATGGGCGAGGCAGATCAAATCCTGAAGGAACACGGTGTATGAGCATCAGTGCGATTAACTGGGCGCTCAACGAGGTAACCGGAATCACCAGCACTCAAAAGGCCATTCTCTTTGCTCTGGCTGATAGGGCCGACATCGATGGATGTTGCTATCCCAGCTACGACGACATCTGTAGTCGCAGTTGCGCGACACGCAACGCTGTCAGTAACGCACTCAAGCATTTTGAGTCTATCGGACTTATCTTAAGAGAGAAGCGGTTCAGTAAATCAACCATGTACCGGCTAGCCATTAGTACGGATTTCCATACTGCTCACATTAGTACGGATAAGCGTACTAGCAGTAGTACGGTTGAGCGTACTAGTACCAGTACGGTTAAGCGTACTCTAACCACCAATGAACCACCAAAAGAACCATCAGGGCAAAAGCGTAAACGCTTTGTGCCGCCATCTATTGATGATGTGAAGGCTCGTTGTAAGGAAATGGGGTATACGGTTAACGCCGAGCAGTTTGTGAGCTTCTACGCTTCCAAGGGCTGGATGGTGGGTAAGAATAAGATGAAGGACTGGCACCAGGCTCTAGCGGGTTGGAATGCTAGGAACCAAAAACCAAAAACAGGCGGGAGTTTTGAGGTATGAGGCAGATACACCAGTCCGAGGTTGAGGATTTTACGGACAAAGACCTGCAATTAATCTACGGAAAGGCAGAAGACATTGATGTAGTGGGGATAGAAGCCTTCTCAGAGGCGTTTTTAGAGCATTTAGCGACTAGCCCTACCCAGAGCGGGGTTCAGCTTCCATGGGCTGAAACAAGCGATCTGGTGCGTCTCAGAGAGGGTGAGCTTTCTGTGTGGGCTGGAATTAATGGACACCAGAAGTCTACTGTTCTGAGTCAGTGCCTGGTTTACGCTGCTCAACAGGCCAAGGTGGGGCTTGCGAGCTTTGAAATGTCCATCAAGGACACGGCCAAGTTAATGTGTCAGCAGTCTGCGAGCAGTGATAATCCCAGTCGAGAGTACGGCGAGCGGTTTGTAAAGTGGGCTACGGATCGAATCTACTGGTACAGGGTCTTGGGTGGGGTAAAACCATTGCAGTGTCTAGGTGCGATTGTGGCGATGGCAAAGAGGGGTTGTAAGGTCATTGCGATTGATAATTTGCAATTTACAGGGGTTACGGATGACGTTGAGCGGGAGCGGTTATTTTTTAACCAGCTTATGGGCTTGGCTGAGGCGCTTAAGGTTCACATATGCGTTGTGCATCACGTTCGCAAGCCAGAGCGGGGCGGGGATGAATATATCCCGACACGGTTTGATGTCCGAGGCGGTGGAACCATTACTGACCAGGCGCATCTTCTGTTCATCGTTTGGCACAACAAATTAAGGAAAAGGGCGATGCTCAAGCTGGAGGCTGGGAATCCATTGGATGATTCCGAGCGTGACTCCTATGAAAACGAGTGCGATCTTAGATTAATCGTTGCAAAGCAGCGAAACTCTGAGTTTGAAGGGACGATTGCTTTATACCAGACGCCTGGTCGAGCATTTAAAAAGAGTAAAAATCACAGAAAACTGCATATTGAGGGGATATGACGAAAGAAGTTGCAATGAAGTTCATGGATACTGAGCGTTTTCTATCATTCACGCCGTTTAGCGTGGCCGATATGATGGACAAGATGCAAGTAAATCGCGGGGCTGTCCACAACGCGATAGAAACGATGCTCACTAAGGGTTATATCAGGCAGATCGGCGGCAACATTAACTCAAACAGGCAGTACGTTAGGGCTGGTCAGGCTGCTCAACTATTAAAGAAAAAATGGAGATCGAAAAATGTTGGAGAAATCGCGTATTACAAAGGATTCCACTGGTTCGGCAATGCAGATTCAGGTTGGCGGGGGTCATTATAAAGATCTCAAGATACAGCCAATTGAGTACATACTTGAGAATAACCTTGGTTATTGCGAGGCCAACGTCGTCAAATATATTTCTAGGTGGCGCTCAAAGAATGGCGTAGAGGATTTACGAAAGGCAAAGCATTACATTGATTTTTTAATTGAGCGTGAATGCAATGGCTGAGTTCTGGCTAATAAAGTCTAAAGACCAGGTTAACGAACGTCTCAAGTTTTTAAGTCAGTGGTTACTTACTGAATGGGACTGGGATTCTGCGGTACAATTGGACGTTAAGCGATTCATACCTAGACGGTCGTTATCGCAGAATGCGTTGTTTCACGTTTGGTGTAGAGAAATAGCGGATCATTTTTCAAGTAAGGGAGCAGACGTTACCGAAGACAAGATGAAAGACCTGCTTAAGTATAAGTTTTTGGGTACTGAGGATCGAGTAATCAATACGACAGTCATTCCCGGCCAGATCCGAGAGACCAGCTCTCTCGATAAGGGCGAGATGATGTCATTTATGGACGAGGTTCAGAGCTGGGCGTTAGACCACGGCGTGAAGTTAACTTGTCCAATTGACTCTGAGTACATGAAGCTGAGGGCTTCATATGGGGGATAAATGGAACATCCATTATTGCAGTTTTGTCTATCGGAAAACCAAAGGCTGATAGTCACAGAAAACATTATTGGCGGCAAGCCGTTAACAATTCTAAGCAAACAAATAGGGATAAGTGAGCGCGGTTTGCGTCGAACTAAAGCGATGCTGTTAGGTAGGGCTGCGGCTCAAGGTTATTCGCCAGATCACGACTGGACTCATCCAGTGCCAGATGGACATAAAATCAAGGGTGTATCTACCTTTTACAATGATGAGGGTCGCCCAGTTGCACAATGGGTGAAGTCCCAGACAGACCAACAGCGACAGTTTGAGATACTAGTTGAGCGATTAGAAGAAGCACAAGAAGGTCTCAAACCATTTAAGCCTACTAAAGCACCTGTAGCTTTTGACGACAGGTTGTTATCACTCCTAACTATCACTGATTTTCACCTTGGTATGTATGCTTGGGAGGATGAGACGGGTGATGACTGGAATGTACAGATAGCTAGGGACACGTTTCTTAACTCTATTAACGACATGATTCAGTCATGCCCGAAATCTGGGGCAGGAATGCTGTGTCAATTGGGTGACTTCCTACACTGGGATGGGATGCTGAGCGTTACACCGAGTTCAGGTCACATCCTCGATGCCGACACACGGTATGGAAAGCTGGTTGAGTTGGCTATGTCAGTAATGACCGAGGCTGTAAGGCTAATGCTTAAGCGATTTAACAAAGTCATAGTCGTATCAGCAGAAGGGAACCACGATATATCAGGATCTATCTGGCTGCGGAAACACGTCAAACATCTGTTTCAGAATGAGCCAAGACTTGAAGTGATAGACAACGAGTTCCCTTACTACGCTTATTTACATGGCGAGACGATGCTCGGTTTCCACCATGGGCATAAGATGAAGCTGGCTAATCTTCACAAGTTGTTTGCGAGCGAGCCTCGATTTAGAGAAATGTGGGGGCAAGCTACGTATACGTATATAC